ATTGATGACAACAACCTCATCAATAGCCTCGCCACCCTGCTCGCCCCGCCTGCGGCGGATCAAGAGGAGGTGCGCGATGACGAGTCCTAGTGCTGAGGAGCGAACACGGTGGCGAAAAGCCATAACCGCACGGCGCACAGGAGCACCGGGCGGCAACCTATGTGATGAGCTGCGCTGCGAGCACCGTGAGCTTTACACCACCTTTGCTTGCGAGAGCGCAGCTCTCCTTTCGCTTCTCGACGCCCTGGCCCAGGCCGAGCAAATACGTGATGCCTACAAGTTGGGAGAGGAAGTAGTCTTTGACCGCGCTATCAGGGCCGAGCGCGCGCGCGACGAGGCGCGAGAGGAGGTGGGGCGGCTGCGGGAGGCAAAGGACGGAGCCTATGAGGAGCGCAATCGCTGTGTAGCCCTAATTGCTGCGATGGGTAAGTATTTAGGGTGGCGTGTTGGCCTGAGCCGCACTGCCATTGAGGGGTGGGATGAAGAGTGGCATGGCATCATCTACATCGACACTCCGAGGGGGCAAATATCGTGGCACTACCACGATAGCCATGCACCGTTCTTTGGCGGCTTACCCCCGTATACCGGCACATGGGACGGGCACGATACGGGAGAGAAGTATCGCCGTGTTGCCGAGGTCCACGCCGCACTGGACGCAGAGCCCAGAAGTGAAGGATAGGGACGTAAGGACGTAGGAGGAGGAAGAAACATGAAGCGCATGATACGATTATTAGTAGTTCTGACACGTTGGCCGCGTAGGTTGTTTCGTATAGCCCGCGACAGTAAGCACCCCGGCCGGTGGACGCTTTGCCTGGCAGCGTGCGCCGTGGCCGTAGTTCTGGCCCTGTCGCTAGGCACAGGCGGTGTTGAGGCCAAGCCTGTGCAACATGGGAACCAATGCCCACGGGAGATCGGGGCGATGGCCCGCGACGCTGGCATAGCGCCAGGCTCCAAGATCTCGTATCACTGCGGAGGGAGGTGAGGGGTTGCAATGAGTAATATCACAACCAATGTGTATGCAGCTTGGGATGGGGGGCATGGGCAGCGAGCTTGTCGACCTCTGTACTCCCTCCGAGGTGGGTCGGCTCGTTGATGGCATCTTTACCACCCCGCCAGCAGGTGCCCCCGTGCCTCCCGTCCTGCGCTGCTGCAAGGATATGTAAGTCAGAAGCAGAGGCGGCAGGGATGCCGTCTTGCAGGGCTTAGGAGGAACCATGAATCAAAATGACGGAGAGCGCTGGGGTTGGGCGAAGCGCTGGCATGTGCTGGTGGAGCGTCAGACCGCAGAGGCCGAGGCCAGCTTTCTAGTCGGCCCGAATCACCTTACACGCGACAAGCCAACGAAGACTTTTTTTGTGTCAGTCATTACAGAGGAGGTCGGTAAGCTCGCGCGTACTGCCAACAAGCTATCCCTCATTCCCCAAGGTGGCGATAGCGCGGAGTGGCAGCGAGAGGGGCAGTTCCGGCTCCTGACAATTGCGTCGTTGGTACGGCGGATGGCAGAGCTGTGGGACAAGCTGCCGGACGAACAAACCGGCGATTGGCATATAGGGGAGTTAGACAGAGAGGAGGGGGATTCAGGTTAAAGGGTAAAACGAAGGAGTTTGGAGGATCCAACATGGTAACAGCAGACACAACAACTCAATATCGACCACTGAACAAACTGGTGCATCTGCAGGCGGTACTCGAACGCGGACGCATCTCGGCAGGCAATCAACGGCTCGGCATCGATGATCTTACGGTCGGCATCATGTACGATGCCGTTACATCAACGCTTGCCAAACTCGAACAAGAGACAAAGGACCTCATGGCGCAAGAGGTCAAGCAACACCCTGCTTGGTACTGGATGGAGAAGGTGAAAGGCATCGGCCCGCAGACAGCGTCGCTGATGCTGGCCTATCTGCTGCCTCCGATACCCGAGAAGGGGCCGTCGTCTTGGTACAAGGCGGCAGGGCTGTACGCCATCCCTGTTGAGGGCAAGAACGGGCCGGAGTCGCGCATGCCTCGCTACCAGCACCTAAAGAGCGGGGAGAAGGCTACCTGGCACCCACGTCTGCGCCGCAACCTGTACGTCGTGGGGACAAGCCTGATGCGGGCCGGTGGGTTCTACTACGACTTCTACATCCAGGCAAAAGAGGCATATACGAACAAACACCCTGACTGGAAGGGGCGCAACCATGCCGTCGCCTTCTGGAAGATGGTGAAACTGTTCCTGGCCCACCTGTACGAAGTATGGGCGCAGGCGGAAGGTGTAGAGGTCCGCGGACCGTACCCGATGGAGATTCTTGGCCACGTCAAAATCGAGGTCCCGTGGGAGGGGGGATAGCGGAGGCCCTGTGTAAGACGACGCAGATTTGGCGAGCGGACATGTCATGAGTAACGATCGTCGGGTGGTGAGCGACATAGTCTTGTGAACCGGTCGGTGCTTGGTGAGCGGATTTGTTATGTGCAACGAAGAAAAAATGGTGAGTGGCATACTGCTGCAAAACGGTTGAATCATGATGAGCGAATCTTCAATGCGTAATGAACATGCACTGGTGAGCGCCTCAGCATAGTGTACTGGTAAACGAGTGGTGAGCGATATAATAGTGGAAAATGATGTCTGCTTGGTGAGCGGAAGTTTGATGTATGACGGTGATATCCTGGTGAGCGGCGAACCTTTGTGTAACGGTTGATGTTTGGTGAGCGAGCGGCCTCATGTGTAACGGGCAACCACTGGTGAGCGGCTGTATTCTGAGAAGTGGAACATCGTTGGTGAGCGTGCTAGCGCCTGGAGAACGGTCTGGCAGTGGTGAGCGAAGGGATATTGTGTGTACCGGCAAAATACTGGTGAGTGGGTACAGGGTGTGAACTGGAAAACTTTTGGTGAGCGGCTTCAGTCTGCGCAACGGAGTATCTTTGGTGAGCGAAAGCCGCATGTGGGCGGTAGCGTAGCTGGTGAGCGACGAATCCTTGTGTAGCGGGAATCCGATGGTGAGCGATTCTGTGTTGGGCAACGACAGGCAACTGGCGAACTAGAAGGGAGTTGGTTTGATGCGGCCATACGATCTGAAGGCGCTGAAATGGGCGGACATCATCCTCACCGAACTGGTGCGGACGGGATATCGTATCCCGACTTTGCTGAATAGGAACGACATTGAACAGGAGGAGTTGCAGGTGGTGCGGCGACTTAATGCCTGGACCTATGTGCTGCTGCAGCACCTTGAAATGGGAGGGGAGAAGTTCTCGGCAGAAGAGGCGCTGCCGGAAGGAGAGTAATCATGCTTCGGCTATCTACGCAGTTTGGCAAGGTCCTCTGTTTCTCATGCGCAGTGCGTGCTGCCCTTGGTGGTGAGTATATTGGTATGGAGGATCAAGAGGAGCCGGCGGATGTGCAGTGCAGCAAGTGCTACTGCGACATCGATACGACCAATACGTTCCCAGCGCCGGAACAGCAGGAGCCAGAATTGTCAACGCAGTCGTTGCGGATACACGGTGTTCCTCAAGAGGGGCATCAGTATTACCCTAGTCATACTGACCTCCTAGCCGATCGCAAGGCGAGCAGGAAAGGGGCTATACTTGTGCTTACGATAACAGACCATGAGGGCACGCCCAGCCAGTTCGGAAGCGTGAGTGTCGAACTCAGTTGGCGTGCTGTTATGATGCTGCGCGGTTGGCTTACGCCGGTTGAAGTGTGTTCGACGTGCAAGCGGAGAAACAAAGTGCTATGTACACTGCGCGAACAGCATGAGCACCATGACGTGCCGGTATCCGGCTACGCCCACTGTCCAGGCCGTGCGGACGAAAGCGAGAATAGGTAAGGAAGCTGATTTGAGATATCGTAAATATCGTGTTGAACTGTGCCGCCATGAAAAAACTGTCTACGAGGTAGAAGCGGATACGGACCAGGACGCCATCGAGAAGGCCAGGCAGGGCAAGGGCCGTTACCTGTTCTCGGATAACACCGAGTTTTGCAGTGAGGTGGCCATGCCTGTGGAATCTGAGGGAGGGAATCATGGCAACACTAAGGCTTAGTGGAGATACCGATGGCGGACTGACGAATATTGACCTCCTCATCATGGAGCCGCCCGACCGTGCGGAGGTGGTCATTGCTATCACGCCGCCAGGGTGTGGGCTGAAGGATGTCGACAGCCGGTACATCGAACTGGACGCGGCGAACACGACTAAACTGCGCCGCTGGCTGGACCTGAAGAGCCCGATTATGAGGAACCGACGGGCAGGGCTTATCAGACGAATGCGGGAACGGCTGCGCAGACACCGCTTGACTTGACCCTACGCCTTGTTGTATACTACACGCTGTTATGACACGTGCCGCGACCGCTGAAAAGAACACGAAGCCTTCACGGGGGCGTGTAGGCTACTACGACCCCAAGAAGAAGGGCTTTGCGAAGGGCAATGCTGGCAGGCCCAAAGGCGTCCAGAACAAGGTGACGCGCGATGCCCGTATCGTCTTTACTCCCTTAGCTAGCAAGGCCGTCACGGTGATGACCAACCACCTGACGTACCATATTAAAGGGCGCGAGGACTGCGCCTCGTGCAGGCACTACGTCGACCTCGTCCTGGCTTATGCCTACGGCAAGCCGACCCAGATGGTCGAGCACTCGTGGGACGAGGTACGCCAGCATGCCGAGAAGCTGGCTAAGGAGAAGGGCATACCTGTGGAGGACCTGTACGAGCGTGCTGGGCTTGGGCACCTGAGGTTGGTGAAATGAATCAAGTAGATATGCGTCGGGCGAGAGAGCTTCTCCAACGATACTATCTAAACTACCGCCCCGATATGTCGGACGATGAGGTGATCGTCATACTTGGGTCGGTGCCGGAAGTCACCATTAGGGCACTAGAGAATATGCCCGAGGATGTTCGCGCGGCTGGCGCGGTTATCGTAGGCGATGGTCCTATTGAGGTTTGGTGAAGTGATAGCAGGCGCGATACGTTGGCTGAGGTGGACCTGGCCGGTGCGTCGCTTGAAGTCAGCACTTGCCCCACGTAGCAAGCCGTGTTCAGGATGTGGGACGGTGCGGGTGTACCGGCCCTGTCGCCTGTGTTTTGCCTGTACTGTGCGAGCAGTGGAATTGGCCGAGCGCCAGGTGATGATAGCTGCAGAGCCACCGGAGGTGTCCGATGGCTGATTGGCCTCCGTACAAGCACGCAGGGGATATAGGCAGCAGTCGTAAGGAGGAGGCTGCTGCCCGTGTGCGTGAAGAATATGAGATGGGCCGTGCGCGGGAGTTTCTCAGGGAGCACGGCCCAGCCTACCAGCCTACCATGTCAGATGACGAAGTTCGCGACGCTATTGGGCTAATGTTGTGCGAAGTGCTCGACAAAATAGATGCCGTTGAGAAGGCGCTGGCCGGAGTACCGTCTTTCGGTAGCTATGTCGTTGTCGGCGGGCCGATAGTATTCCGTGAGGGGAAAGACGGCAGCATCGTATCATAATAGGAGGTTGACCATTGGTCGTTGCCCCGCTGCCAGTCCCAGATAGCGAGCGATGCCTACCTAATGGGCGCAAGGTACGCGGGAGTTCGTTTTCGTACGGGGATGGCGAGTCCAACAGGTTCACCTCCGGCAAGCGAAGTCCATGTGGCCACCTAGCGCCGTGCGGCTGTGACGTGGCATCTGCCATAGCTGGCACACCGGCCTGTTGCGTACAGTGCCCTCTTACCGTCTGTATTGATGACATGGTACAGGGTTATAGGACCCTACGACAGTACATGCGGGCCGAGGAAGCGCACCGGCTGCGCAATCTTGGGTTTCGTTCAGACGACATCGCTGCGCGGATAGGGGTATCCGAACGGACAACCTACCGTCTGCTGAAGATAGCCAGGGAGACCGCCGTGGCTAAGGTGAAGCTGAATGGAAGTGCTGCATGAATTCGCGTCTTGAGGGCTTGACATTCGGCCACGAATGCTGTACCATTCGAGTAGGAGATGTTGATGACAACCGAACTCGAACAGGTCAGGCAGAGCGCAGTTGCGGACTTCGGGAAGCGACAGCCTCGGCTACTGGCCATGCTTCGGGAAGACTTCGGCGACGTTGTCACCGACCTCAGGCTGTTGGGATCCGTATTAGACCCCAAGCGGTTCCACAGCGGGTCAGATGTCGACGCGGCAGTGGTAGTCAACGGCCCATGCGCGAAGCTGAACAGGGCGCTGTATGTGGAGGGCTACTTCCTGCTGATCAAGACTTCGCAGGGTATATTGGCCCTCGATCCGATCACGATGGACGAGGCCCAGTGGCGGAGATGGTCACGGGGGCGACGGTCCTAGCTACGACCATTATCTGGCGGGGTGTGTCATGACCACAACTTACCCCTCGCCCGATATGCTGGCCCGCCTCTCGCTTGCTGCCGAAGAGATGGAGCTGCGCAAGCAGCAGCGGGCACCGCCTGACGAAGCCGACATAGAAGCCTGGCTGCAGATCTTGTTCCCTACCTACGTATCGGGCTCGTTTGCTCCACACCACAGCGAGCTATGGGAGTGGGTTACTGCGCTGAAGGTAGGCATACGCCCGCACCCCTTCGTTGCCATCTGGCCTCGTGGAGGTGCGAAGTCCACTTCGGCCGAGCTCGCCTGCTGCACGGTAGCAGCACGCGGCACGCGGCGCTATGCCCTGTACGTGTCGGAAACGCAGGACAGGGCCGACGACCATGTCCAGAACGTTGCTGCTATGCTGGAGGAGGAGTCGTTTACAGCGGCATATCCCGAAGCCGGTGCGCGGGCGCTGTCGCGATATGGCCATAGCAAAGGCTGGCGTCGTAACCGTATCAGGACGATGTCGGGCTTCACCGTGGACGCTATAGGCCTCGACGTTGCCGCCCGTGGGCTGAAGATAGAAGCGGACCGCCCCGACCTGTTCATATTGGACGACCTCGATAATGAGCAAGACAGCTTAGCAATCATAGAGAAGAAGCTGCGCACACTGACGCATGCCATCCTTGCCGCCGGCTCCAGCGACGCAGCTACCCTAGCTGTTCAGAACAAGGTACATGCTCAGTCCATCTTTGCCCGCCTGGCCGACGGCAGGGCCGACTTCCTTAACGATCGCATAGTCTCCGGCCCGCACCCTGCCTTGAAGAACGCCGTAGCCGAGGAGCGCAACGGCAGGTACGTGATTATCCAAGGCGAGCCTACCTGGGACGCGATGGACCTGGCGCGGTGTCAGCAGATCATGGACGACATCGGGTTCACTGCATTCATGGTCGAGCTGCAGCACAAGGTCAGCGAGCGCAAGGGAGGCATGTACGACCACATCAAGTTCGCCCATTGCACATGGGACGACGTGCCCGACCTCGTCAGAATAGTGGCCTGGGTGGACCCCGCAGTGACCGATACGGACCAGTCGGATTCACAGGGCATACAGGTTGATGGCATAGCCGCTGATGGTAAAATCTACCGGCTGTATTCATACGAGAACCGCACGTCCCCGCAGAACGCCATTGAACATGCCCTCAGGAAGGCGGTTGAGCTGGGGGCCGACACACTGGGCGTGGAGACAGACCAGGGCGGCGACACGTGGCGCACGGTGTACGAGAAGGCGGTTGAGCGCTTGGAAGTGCTGCAGCCTCCCGTGTTTGCTGCTGCCAAGGCCGGTGCAGGCCACGGCTCAAAGGCCCATAGGTCGTCGTTCATGCTGGCCGACTATGAACGAGGCAACATCATCCATGTATACGGCACACACGAGATCCTCGAGGACGCCCTGAAGCGGTTCCCTAAGTTCAAGCCGTATGACCTCGTGGACGCTGCATACTGGGCGTGGTATGATGTCCGCCGTGGCAGCTTTGGCCTGCCGGACCAGGTAGCCAGCCCTGGCAGGATGGGGCGCAGGCGGAACCAGCAACAGTACCCCGAGGACGAATGGTCAGGGGGCAGCGGCAACGGGAGCCGGTTAAGCGGCCGGCCGCTGCGTAGTGGACGGAGGCGGTGAAAAATAATGCCTTACGGAATACCTCGGCCATCTGTACCACCCCCTACTACAAGGAGGCGCACCGTGATTAAACGCCTGGCATTGTGGGTGTTCGATACCGAGTGGATCCCCCTTGGTCCATTGGCCCCGTATGTGCTGGGCTTGGGGCTGGGGCGAATGCCGCATAGGGTACGTGATGATGGGAAGGGTGAGTCGCATGGTAATGACAGAACAAGTTGACGGTATGCCGCCTGGGGTAACGGAGGAGAAGCAATCTCCGTTCGTAGAGATCGGCACAACCGGCCTGAAGCGCTTTGGCCATCAGCTCAACGAGGAGTTCGACCCAAACCTGCGGGGAGAGCGCGGGGTGCGTGTCTATGACGAGATGCGTCGCAACGATCCCGATGTAGGCGCTGTGCTGTTCTCGATCCGGCATATTGCGTTGCAGGCTGAATGGGACGTGGAACGGGCCAGCGATTCACCGGAAGATGAGGATGCAGCTGCGTTCCTGGAGAGCGTCCTGTTCGAGGACATGAGCCACACCTGGCGCGACTACTTGATAGATGCGCTGACCTCAAACGACTTCGGCTGGGCGTGGCATGAGCTAGTCTTCAAGCAGCGCCTCGGGGCACAGGGCGACCCGCCGTCCCTATTTGACGATGGGCGTATTGGCCTTCGTAAGGTAGCCCTGCGCGGGCAGGAGTCCCTCGCCGGTTGGGTGTTTGACGATAAGGGCGGCATTAAGGGCATGCTGCAGCGGGCGGCACCGGCATTCGTGCAGAAGTTCATACCTATAGAGAAGTCGATCCTGCACCGCACCTCCAAAGAGAAGAACAACCCCGAGGGGATCTCGCTGCTGCGTAACTCGTACCGGCCCTACTTCATCAAGACCAACATGGAGGAGATCGAGGTCATCGGCGCAGAGCGGGATCTGTCTCTTATACACATCT